TAACAAGCTCTTGCTGGTATTCTGCTTTAATACGAACTTCAAAGGCGAAGGTAGCGCGATTCCAGACAGCATCCGGGTAAGTCAACGACTCAATATTTAAACAACGATCATTAGTCGAGCAGATGATAGACTTTGATGAAAAGAAAGATCCAGTCTTCTGTGAGATATCAGCCATGTGCAAAGGATACGGGAAATTGGAAATGGCACGGATGATCTCAAAAAATTCCACACTTGGATTACTCGGAGAATCCTTTTTCTGACCCCAATCGTCATACACAGTGACGTACTGACCATTGTAACCATCAAAATATTCATTCTCAGGGCAACGAGTATAGACATGTTCAGACACCAGATGAGCCATTCCAAAACAAGAGAGCAATTCAGCAGCAATGTAATAAGTCAAAGTAGTCTTTCCAATCTGTGACTCTCCAACAAGCCACAACATCTGAGGAACCATACGAACACCATCGGGCCGCATATACAAATTCCTTGCCTGTTCACCTAGTTTAGAGGCAAGGACAAGAGTCCTTTTCACAGCATCAGAAACTTCGCGGGGTAAGCTCTGTGAGTACTTTCGCAACAATCCACTACCAGCAATCCACAAACCGGACACACGCTCGCATTTTCCTTGGGTATCACACGCCGATTTCATATCACGGGATGCAGCCAAAACTTCATTCATCCATGATTCAATCTCAGGGTAAGTACCATCGTTATTTTCAATTCCCCAAACAGCCTTCTCAACATACTTAACAGCATACTCATACCAGTTCTTGATATAATTGAAAATATCTCCCATACCACGACAAGCACGAGGAAAATTGGCAATACGGTTCATCCACAAATCAGGAGTAAGTTCTTTACATGGCAATTTACCCAAAATACCACCTGTAACCAAAGAAAAAAACATGGGGACCAAGATAGGAACCCATGTTGTTAGAAAAGAAATAGGGTCTTCTGTAGCAGTTCCATTTTGGGCTAATGGTTTGGCAGTCCATTCAACCCATTCACGGAACAAATCGATAAGTGCACTTGGGATGTTACAAATAGTAGAGACAACACGAAGGCAAGTATCAAAAAGAGCAGCAGATAGACCAACCATACGATAAATCACATACATACCACACATAGAGAGGGCCATGACCAAAATTGTGCGCACACTAACGGGTAAAATACCACAATTTGAGTCAAGAACCTCTTTCACCATTTTAGGAATCGAGGCAACAGTTTCACGCAATGCACCCAAAGTGTCACGTGCTTCATCAGCCATTTCGCCAACAGATTCCATACATTCAGTAGTAGACGAGAAAAGTTTGAATCCAACTTCAGCATGAGCTTGAGAGAGCTCTCGAACAAGGCGCAAAATACCAGTAGCAAAAGATAACAAAGGTCCAGCGGATTGG